TCGTTGACGAAGGAAGAAGAATAGGGTCGGTAGCCGATATACAGGTTGGGGACATTAACGCCCAAGCACCCGTAGGAACAACTCTTGCCTTGATGGAAAGATCCATGAAGGTTATGTCTGGTGTGCAAGCAAGACTTCATGCAGCTTTAAAGAATGAGTTAAGATTACTTGCCTCTGTTATCAGAGATTACATGGATGATACTTATGCGTATGAAATGGAAGGTGAGTTCTCAAGAACAAAAGACTTTGATGATCGCATAGATGTAATACCAGTATCTGATCCTAATGCAGCAACAATGTCGCAAAGAGTTATGCAATATCAAGCTGCACTGCAATTAGCACAACAAGCACCGCAACTATATGATATGGGCAAACTACACAGGCAAATGCTTGAAGTTCTTGGAATACAAGATGCAAGCTCAATTATTAAATTACCAGAAGATATTAAACCTGCAGATCCAGTTACAGAAAATATGGCTATGCTTAAACAGGAGCCAGTAAAGGCATTTAAGTATCAAGACCATGAAGCTCATATTAGGGTTCATATGGCAGCAGCTAACGATCCAAAGATAAAAGAGATTGTAGGACAGTCACCTTTTGCTGGAGCAATACAGGCGGCTTTATCAGCACATATAACAGAACATGTTGCGTTTCAATATAGAAAAGAGATAGAGAAAAATCTTGGCGTTGCTATGCCTAATGAAGAAAAACCATTACCAGAAGATACAGAAGAGGAGTTATCAAGGGTTACCGCAGAAGCGGCAGAGAAATTATTAAAATCAAATAATGCTGAAGCACAACAACAAGAGGCACAAAAAGCACAACAAGATCCACTAACTCAAATACAACAAAGAGAGTTGGCAATTAAAGAGCAGGAGCTAGAACATAAAAAACAAATGGACATAGCTAAGTTGGAGCTTGAAGCGCAGAAAGCGATGATGAATGATAAAAATCAAACCGAAAGATTGGAGTCTGAAAACAAGAGAGAGGGTGCGAGGCTTGGTGTTGCCCTTGCAAAAAATTCTTCAGACGCTCAAATTCAATCTGAAAAGATTAAAAATGACTCTGTGGCAGAAGGCACCAAAATAGCTATAGACTTAGCAAAAGATTTAGCAAATGAGTAAAAATGAAACTATATACACATATATTATTAAAAAAGTTCAGGAGGAAGTAGATGTTGTCTCTGACTATCTTTCATCCGGCAGACCTAATAACTTCGAGGAATATCAAAGACTTGTCGGAAAAATTGAAGGATTGTCCATTGCCAGAGAACTGCTGCAGGAAGCTGAAAAAAGATTTATTGAGGATTAGGGGTTTTCAACTAGTCAATAGTTGTGTATATTTAAAATAACGTTATTTCAGACGATTGAGTCTGCAAGGTTACTGTGAACCTAAATCACTGCAAAAAGGAACAGAGATGTACTCTGCAGAAAAAATAAAACTAGACGAAGATACTACTCGTAAACTACCTGAACCACAGGGTTATAAACTATTAATAGCAATACCAAAATTAGAAGAAAAAACTAGCGGTGGCGTTATTATTCCAGACAAACTAAAAGGAATGGAGCAAACAGCTTCTATTATAGGTTTGGTCATAGCAATGGGAAAAGCTGCGTACAAAGATGCAGACAAGTTTCCAGATGGCCCATACTGTAAAGAAGGTGATTTTGTTATATTCAGATCTTATTCTGGAACAAGATTTAAGCTCAGAGGTGAAGAATTTAGGTTAATCAATGATGACACAGTTGAGGCTGTAGTTGATGATCCTAGAGAATATACGAGGGTATAATGGAAAATACAGCAGAAAAAATAGAACAAGAAGTTAATATGGAAGACGAGTCTCTGGAGATTGAGGTTGTAGATGATACACCCGAAGAAGACAGAGGCAAGCCAAAAAGAGCTGAAAATGTACCGCCACAGATACCTGATGACGATGAGATCAAAAGTTATTCTGGTGATGTGCAAAAAAGAATTAAACAATTAAAATATGAGTACCACGAAGAGCGCAGGCAAAAAGAAGAAGCAAAGCGTTTAAGTGATGAGGCAGTTACTGCCACACAAAAACTCATGGAAGAGAACAAAAAACTAAGAAAAACTCTTGATGATGGTGAGGGTGTTTTAGTTGAGCAAGCCAAAGGCAGGGTAGAAGCTCAGTTAAATGAAGCAAAGAAAGAATACAAAGAGGCTTACGAAGCTGGAGATCCGGATAAATTAATTGAGGCTCAAGAAAAATTATCTAGTATACAGAACGAAAAGTTTAGGGTTGATAATTACAAGCCCCCAGTAAGAGCAGTAGAGCCTGATGTGGCTCCTCCAACACAGGCCTCTGCTCAACCAAAGGTGCAGGCGCCTACAGGTAAAGATAAAGAATGGTTAGAAGCTAATAATGATTGGTTTCAAAAAGAAGACTATGAAGATATGACAGGGTACGCAATGGGCGTGCATCAAAAGTTAGTTAAAGCAGGATTAAATCCAAAGCTGGATACAGAAGAATATTATAGAAGAATTGATGATGCTATGGGAAAAGCGTTTCCAGAGCATTTCAACAAAGACAAGCAGGCTGTTGAGACAGAAGAGGTAGAAGCACCTCAACGACCTGTTGGTTCCGTGGTTGCCCCAGTTAATAGAAGTGCAAAAAAACCACGCAAAGTGCAGCTAACCTCCACCCAGATAGGACTCGCTAAACGTCTGGGAGTTACACCTGAACAATATGCAGCGCAACTATTGAAGGAGTCAATATAATGGCTAATCGAGATTCACGCACACTAGATACAAGAGAATCATCAGAGCGTAAGGTAACTTGGAAACGAGCTAATGCTTTACCAGACCCCGATCCACAAGAGGGAGTAGAATTCCGGTGGATACGCACATCAACACTTGGTCAGAATGATAATACTAATGTTTCATCTAAATTTCGTGAAGGTTGGGAGCCAGTAAAACTGGAAGATCATCCAGAACTTAAAGTTTTACCAGATGTCGATTCCAAATTTAAGGGTAATGTAGAGGTTGGGGGACTGTTACTTTGCAGGAACTCAAAGGAAAACATGGATGCTCGAAGGGAATATCATCGACAACAAACTGCTAGTCAAATGGCAGCCGTTGATAATAATTACATGAGAGAGTCCGATCCACGCATGCCGGTACTCAAACCAGAGAAAAGCACGCGCAAATAAGATTTTAAATTTTAACTTTTTAATTGAAGGAGACTTATATGTCCGCAACAGCAGCTCCTTTCGGTTTAAGACCAGTTGGAAATCTTTCTGGAACTTACAATGGTTCGTTCCGTCAGTATCCAATCTTGAGTACTGAATCAACAAGGATTTGTTTCGGTGATCTTGTCAAATTGACAGACGCTGGAACTACAACCACTATCCAAAAGGATACTGGCACTACTTCAGCAACACCTATAGGAATTTTCTTAGGGTGTCGTTACACTGATCTAAGCACAGGTCAAACACAATTTAATCAGCAATGGTCTGGCGCAGCTCACACTAATGGCATGGTTTATGTTTGTGATGATCCAAATGTATTATTTGAAATACAGGCAGATGGCAGTGTAAATGATGATGATATTGCAGCTAACGCAGCTTTAGTACAAGGAACATCAAATGCAACTTTAGGTATTTCTAGAGTATCACTTGATATTAGTACTGCAGCTAATACAGCAGCCTTACCAATTAGAATCGTAGACTTCAAAGGCGGTTTTGATGGTGATGAAAAAGGTACATCATTTCCTATAATGGTTTGTAAGTTTAATACAGGTCATCAACTTGGTATCGGTGCCGTTTCTGGCAACGCTCCATCAGCAGCTTAATAGGGAGATTGAACTATGGCTATTTCAAGAGCGCAACTCCTTAAAGAGTTGTTACCGGGTCTAAACGCCCTTTTCGGTCTAGAGTACCAAAAGTACGAAGACGAACATGCAGAAATCTATGACGTTGAAAATTCAGAGCGTAGCTTTGAAGAAGAAGTCAAATTGTCAGGATTTGGTGCAGCACCAATCAAGCAAGAGGGAGCGGCTATATCATACGATACAGCACAAGAGTCTTTCACTGCTAGATATAACCATGAAACTGTTGCAATGGGTTTCTCTATCACTGAAGAAGCGATGGAAGATAACTTGTATGACTCACTATCAGCGAGATATACAAAAGCATTAGCAAGAGCTATGGCTTATACTAAGCAAACAAAGGCAGCTTCATTGCTTAATACAGGTTTTGACACTTTTACAAGTGGTGATGGTCAGTTCTTATTTGATACAGATCACCCAACTGTGCAAGGTGGAAACAACCGTAACAGACCAACATCTGGTGCTGACTTAAATGAAACTTCATTAGAGCAAGCCGTTATTGATATTGCAGCTTTCGTAGACGAAAGAGGCTTATTGATTGCAGCAAGACCTAGAAAGTTAATCATTCCACCAGCATTAATGTTTGTTGCTACAAGAATTCTACAATCAGAATTAAGAGTAGCGACTGCAGATAATGACACAAATGCATTAAGATCAAATGGGTCAATCCCAGAAGGCTATTCTGTTAACCACTATTTAACAGATGCAGATGCTTTCTTCTTGACTACAGATGTTCCTAATGGAATGAAGATGTTCGTAAGAACACCTATGTCAACTGCAATGGATGGAGATTTCAATACAGGTAATGTAAGATACAAAGCCCGTGAGAGATATTCATTCGGTGTATCAGATCCATTAGGTATGTATGGATCACCGGGTGCATAAATAAATTAATATAGAGGGGCGTAATTCGCCCCTTTACTTTTTCCCTTAACAGTTACACAATGTGACTGACACTTGCCACGATAAGGAGATTTACATGGCTAATACAACTTTTAGCGGAGCAGTCCGTTCCGAAGGTGGATTTACATCCATATCTAAAAATGGCACAAGTGGTGCTATTACAACCCTCTCAAGCATTAACTCAAGCGGTGTATCGTCATTTGATGCAAACACACTTTCTGTAGAAGCAGGAACAGGTATTACAACTGGTACTGGAACTATATATAAAACCGCAGTTCAAAGAGTTGGTGGCATTATCACAACAAGAATTTTAATTGACCTAACAGGTTTAAGATCAACAGGATCTGGTGACATCATTGGTGTTAACGGAACTGCTTTAGTTTGTCATATTGGTCAGATAACCGCTGCTCAAAATGGCACAATCTTAACAGGCAGTATGGAATGCTTTGAAGCACCAGCGGGTGGTGACCCAGACATTAACATACACTCTGCTACAGAAGGCACTGGTGTTGAAGACGGAGCTATTGGTGATCTAACAGAGACACTATTAGTAAACGCAGGTGACGCAACATTAGGAAGCAAAGTTTACTTTGAAGCCGTTCCAGCCGCAGATCAATTCTTATATTTAACAACAGGTGCTGCAACAGATGCAGATTACACTGCTGGTAAATTATTTATAGAATTAATGGGTTACGAGGCTTAATTATGGGGGCTAGTCCCCCATCTTTTCAAGGAGAGAAATATGTCAGGTCGATCAGACACCAAGGCATTTAATATTAATCAAGGTGACTCTGCTGCGGTTCTAGGCGCTCAAAGATCTAGAATTAGGCAGGTTGTTATATTTGGTAATTCCGCTGGTGTATTAACAATAAAGGATGGATCAGGTGGAGAAACTTTATTATTACAAAGTTTCCCTACTGGCTTACATACACTGAACTTACCAGACCAAGGAATATTAGCTGAAAATGGTGCTTATATTCATGGATTTACTGGATCAGGCAATAAGCTAACTTTATTCTTGTCATAATGGCTACTAAGGGAACAATGAAAGGCCACACTATAGGTGGCGGTCATAAAAGACCAACCAAGTCAGGCGCAGGCATGACTAAGAAAGGTGTGGCTAAATATCGCAGAGACAATCCCGGATCAAAATTAAAAACAGCTGTT